CATCTATCTAATCTTTCCTTTGATAACCATACGCTTCTTGGTCTGGGTGTTCCATCTTTCTTGTTTTTATCATCGAGCATACCCATTCCATAAAAATTACATCCACCCTTTGGGTTATATTTTCCAGCTTCCATTTTTCCACTTTGATCTTTCCCAGCTTTCATTTTTTTTACAACTTTTAATATTTCACCTTCATCTGGTTCTACAGATACATAAAACCAACCTTCTCCCGGTATTTGTTTTAATTTTATCTTTATTAAATCAAGAGCGCACTTAAACTGATTAAATAAAGAACAAGAAGGTAACCCAGCAATAACTTGTTGTTTTCTTAGTAATTTTGTAATTTGCTGAGACATTTTTCTCGCTCTATCCTCTTTACCCTGCTCTCTTAGAATACTAATAAAAAAATCATATAATGCAGTGTGCATTGTTTTATCATCAGTAGTATTACTTTGAGATAAGAAATTTAACATAGCTTGAGTAATACATTTAATAGCATGTTCCATCTCATGATTTGTTCCGCCACCAGATTTATCCCAATCCCATATTAGTGGATTTTCCGATTTGTGAAGAGATCTCCCCTGACCAAATGTTAAGGCTATCGCTGTTGCCCAACATCGTGAAATACGAGCATCGGAATGCATTGGAAGTGGGGCATCAGCGCCGCCTAGTTGGTCAGTATCTTCTAAGGACATAGCTCCTTGAGATTGTTCAGCTGTATCTTCTAACAAGATATCTATAAAACTACTATAATCTCCACCTGGTTTTGGGGCATTTTGTGGCCCTGTTCCGACCCCATATAATACTGGGCCTTGAACTGCTCCAGCATTATATGGTTCAGATATTTGAGCTCTTGTGATTGGTTCAGCTAATCCACCAAATAAAATAACCCGATTTTCTTGTAGTAAGGGTATTAAACTTTTCATTACAAATGTTGCTTTACTCGCTTTTAATTTCGCTAATCGCGATAAAAAAGATATAAAATTAAATTTAGATTTACGAGAGAGTGCGGTGCCTTTTGCTTTGATTTTTTGGCCTAACATTTTCACTTTCTTCTGACCCTTAGATATCAGTTGCTTTTTCTTTGTTTTAGACATAATTGATTTTTTACCTTTTTTATTTCTACCTGTCGTTCTACTCGCTCTACCTTTCGGCATTTATATTATATAAAATATATTATATAAAATATAAAACATGAAATATATAAATTAATATCCTAAACGATCTATTATTTTATCAATTAAATCCACTTTTTTTTTCTTTTTTCTGGTTGTTTTACGTTTCCTTTTTTGCTTAGATTTTTTTTTAGATTTTTTCTTAGATTTTTTCTTAGTATTTTTCCTTTTATTTTTCTTAGTTTTCTTTTTAATTTGCGCCGTTTCAGGTGAGCCGGGAGTTAATAAAATAGAATGTGCTTTTTCTAGTAACTCATTATATTCTATCATTTCTTCACTCATTAGAAAATCAATAGATGGTTTTTCTGAATAAATAGATTCAGATGGTGTATCACCAATTATCATATCTAATAATTCTTCATTTGAATCATATAATTCATTTAATAATTCTTTATGGGCTTCGGGGATATTACCTTCAAAATTAGGTGGGGGATTATTGCCTTCTTGAATTAAAAGAGATATATCATATGATAATTCTTCTATATTTCTAAAGTCTTCTCTTTTATATAATCCCACATCTTCTATAGTTATTTCTATTGCTTCCCTTAATAATTCACTTTTTGCTTCTACACCTAATGTATCATATTTATCTGTCATTTCACCGATTTGTAATATTTGTAATATTTCACTATCTTCTGTGTTCCCTATCATTTTAATAGTAGATTCAAGAGGGGCGCTGTCATAGCGTGTTAGAAACTTATTTGTTTGAGGTGTCGACTCATCGATGATTTTACCCATTGTTGTATCAGATTGATCTTGTCCCGATGTAACCTTTGCCCCACCCACTAATGGAACTTTACCACTATTTAATACCTTCTTCGCGGCTGCTTCAAAATTAGAAAAAACACTCAATGCCTTCGCTAAGCGTTTTTTTAAAAATTCAACTCCATTTTTTTCTATTTTCATTTTCAAGAAACTTGTTATAGATTTCATTGCTGTACTACTTGGTTTTTTTCCACTTATTTTATCAAGTTGTTCTTTTTTCTTCTCATGTAAATATCTAATTGTTGTTAAAACACTCGCTGAAGAATTCACAAACATAGTTTGATCCTTTTTTTCATCCCATAATTTACAAAATTCTTCCGCTTGGTCAAATAAAAATTTTATCCTCCTATAAAGATAAACTTCTTCACTACCCCATTGCTTTATTATATCATCTAAAAATTTCTCACGGAAACGAATAGAATGTGAATTATTTTTAAGATGACCATAAACTAAGGTGACCATCATCCTTATAATATTATGATAATTAACACTAACACTTAAATCTTTATGATCTAAATTTATAAATATATAATCTGCTTTCAATAAATTACTAGGTGGTTGAGAAGGTTTATATACTTCTTTCCATAAACTCTTAGATAATCTCTGAAATTCCTCAAATTTCTTTCTATCTACCATTTTTTTCAATATTTTTTCATATTCACCTAATGCTAATCTTAATGAATTCCCTATATCACCTATAATTAAATAATGTTCACAATGATATCCATCTGCATCAGTTCCATTACCTTGAATAATAGATAACCCTGTCATATAACATGGCGTATGTGACCCATCCGGGCGATACGGTCTAGCTCTCGGGCCACCTTCATATATTAATTCCTCTTCATCTACAAGCATTTTAGCATATTTACATTCTTGACTTGTTTTATCTGGTTGTGAAAAATCCGGTCGGTCAATTTTTATATCTGATTTATTTTTTTTTAAACCAAATTTTTCAGAGATTTTATCCATGTAATTACCACCTTTTAAACCACCTGATTTTGTATCATATGGACAATGTAAATAATATGTAATAAATGAATTATTATCGTTTACTTCCTCCCATTTTATCCCCCCTTTTTTTGGAGATTTAGTATCTTTGGGAGACCAATTATCTTTTTCCTTCAGTGGTAATAAAAAGTCCCCTTGAAGTGTATCTTCAGTCATTTCTAATTCAGGTGGTGCTGGTTCAGGTTCAGGTGGCGGTGGTTCGGGTTCAGGTGGTGCTGGTGCTGGTTCAGGTGGTGCTGGTGCTGGTTCAGGTGGCCCCATAATCACATCAGGGGGACCCGGATCAGACTTCGGTATATAATCTGCCGTCCCCGAGAGAACTTGTTCTGGGTGAACAGTCGCAGGAACAGTCACAGGAACAGTCGCAGGAACATTAAATACTGGCTGTTCAGTTGCGTCTTTAGCAGTTACCATACCAGGGGTACCTGAGTCAGTAGACATCGGTGCATTAGTCTCCGCCACCGGTTCAAGCCGATATGAACTCGGGGAGGTATATATTTTCTGACGCCGATTTGGTTGTGGGTTCGGGCTTATCGCGGTTCCTGGCTCTCTTCCTCTTCTTCGAGATAAATCAGTTACCATATCTTCACTTACCATATCTTCACTTACCATATCTTCACTTACTGGTTCTAAACCCATTGGTTGATCCATCAATAATATATATTATTTAAAAATATAAAAATTTGATATTAAAGATTACTTAAGATAAGTAAATAAATATAAAAGATGAAATTTAATATTGTTGTTTCTGTGAATAATCATAATCTCATCGGTGAATGTAATGATTTACTTATTCACTCTAAAAAAGACTTAAGAAATTTTCAAAAGATTACTACCCATGGCGAACACAGAAATATATTAATTATGGGATATAATACATGGTTAAGTATCCCAGAATCTAAAAGACCTCTAAGAGAGAGACTTAATATTGTTTTATCAAGAAATCATAGTGTAGAAGAATCTCATGATACGAAATGTTTTAAATCATTAAAACAAGCATTTGAATTTTGTAAAGAATTAAAAGGTGAAGTATTTGTAATTGGAGGAACGCAAATTTTTAACGAATGCTGTAAAGATGAATTTTATACTAATTTAAATCGTATTTATCTGACACGCTTTGATGATGATTATCATCCAAGAGATACAACTCATAGTTTTCCATTAAAATTATTAAGCAATATGAAATTAGTTGATAGATCAGAATCTCAAAATGAAATGTGTAGTAGACCTCATATTGATAACAGAGAAAAAGGATTCTTACAAGAATATTTAAGTGAAACATATACTAAATCTGTTTCATTTACATTTGATGTTTATCAAAATTTAAATGATATTAATACTGAAGAATATCAATATTTAGATTTATTAAAGAAAGTCTTAAATGAAGGGCATAATATTGAAGGTAGAAACAGTAAAGTATTATCATTGTTTGGTGAAAGAATGATATTTGATTTAAGTAAGGGATTTCCTCTACTCACAACAAAGCATGTTGGCCATAAGACTGTATTAAGAGAATTACTTTGGTTTATTCAAGGGTCAACAAGCAACAAAATTCTAAATGAGAAAAAAGTTCGTATATGGGATGGTAATTCGAGCAAAGAATATTTAAATTCAAGAGGATTAGATTATGAAGAAGGTGATTTAGGACCTGTTTATGGTTTTCAATGGCGCCACTTTGGAGCTGAATATAAAGATTTTAATACTGATTATACTGGTAAAGGTAGTGATCAATTAAAATATATTATTAATCTGATAAAAAATGACCCACAATCAAGACGTATCATAATGAGTTCATGGAATCCACCTGATTTAGATAAGATGGCATTACCTCCTTGTCACGTTTTATGTCAATTTTATGTGAATACCGTAGAAAACAAACTTGATTGTCAATTATATCAGAGAAGTGGTGATATGTTTTTAGGAGTTCCTTTTAATATTGCTTCATATTCATATTTAACCTGTATCTTAGCGAAGTTAACGGGTTATCAACCTGGGAGATTAATTCATATTTTAGGAGATACTCATATTTATGATTCCCATAAAGAAGCAGTGCAAACACAGATAAAAAGAGTGCCTTATACTTTCCCTACATTAACTATTTCAGATGAATGTATAGATATAGATGACATTTGTGAAGAATATTTTAAAATTGAAAATTATAATTATCATGAAAAGATTAGTGCTCCCATGATTGCTTAGATAGCAATAAATACTAAAGCAAACTTTGCACGGCTAATCTATCAGCCATTTCATTACCTTTTGAATGAATATCAGTTAATCCTGTATGTGACCTAATATGTTTAAATTTTACATCTAGTTTTTCATACAATTTATCAATTTTTTGTAAGATATCAACATTTTTTCTATCCTTCATTTTATTTTCTTTTTTCCATTGAGGATACCAAATTTCAATACATTTCATACTATAATCGGAATCAGTATAAATTAATATTTTTTTATCAATATTATGCTTATCACATAATTCTAATGCTCTTAAAATAGCAGTTAATTCGGCAACATTGTTTGTTTGTTTTATTGTATGTAATCTTTCAGAAACATTGGGTATATCAATACTATTATGTTTATTAAAATAAACACCTATACCCGCTTTTGCTTTATCCGAACCATTATGTTTGCAAGCTCCATCTGTGTATATGATAAACGTATCTTGTGGTAAGATTTCTTTCTTATTTATATCGTTCATCTCTTGTAAAAATAGATGATGTAATTCTTTATGTTTAATTGTAAACCATGGTTGCGTAATCAGCCATTGAGAATATTGATAATCTTTCTTAACAATATCTTTCACCGAATTGTGTCTGTATTTACCAAATGTAACAATCATTTTATTTCTTTGTTTAATAAAGAAATAATAAATTAAGATCAAATTTAAATTCAAATAAAATTAACGTCTTTTAGTTCTTTGACGACTCCTCTTCTTATTACACTTACAGGTTTTACACCGGCATACCTTACATTTACAATGTTTAGTACGTCTACCTTTACTCCTTCTAACTTTTCTCTTTTTAGATTTATTATTTTTATGCTTCTGCTTCTGCTTCTGCTTGCGCTTGCGCTTGCGCTTGCCTCCACCTAATAAAGCAAAAGAAGAACCATAGGTAGATAATACACCTTGTAGAGTCCCTGCGGCTTCTACTACACCTAATGGTACATGAGTGCTCTGGATAACCATATTTATATTATATTATAGAAATTAAATATCATCAATATCAATTACTGTTGCATTACATAGCCCTTCATGATTTCTAGTTACTACAGTTTCTTTCTTTTGATCCCAAATATCATCCATAGATTTATCTATTTTATCATTATCTTTACTCCACCAAGGTGAAACTTCTTCTTCTTCTTTTTCTTTATCTGAATCATCTGATCCAGAATCATAATTAAATTCAAAATTATCATCGTCACCATATTCATTCTCCTCATCTAAATTAATAGTATCTGGAAATTCACCCTCTTTTTGTAACTTCCTTGCTTCATCAGTATCATATTTATGAATGATACTACATTTATCATCGTCTGTTGTAAATTCCCACTTACTAAATAAGATAATATCATCTTTATTGATCCATACTCGTTTTCTCATGTTTCCAGCAATGATACCCATTCTCGTTTTACCATCAAAACATTGAACCTCAAATCGTCCATTACCCATCGCTCTAACAATCTTTCCATATTCTTGATCTTCTTTGGGATCTTTATAAATTAACGTTTTTTGATGAAATGATTGTTTTTTCCCCTTTTTAAATTTTTTACCTCCCTTTGCGTTAGGCATATTAAGTGTTATTACACTTAACTATAATAAAAATATGTTTAAATAGTTTCAATTAGAATTTAAAGACCTAAGAAACCAAAACTACTACTCTTCTTACGAGAAGTATGCTTCTTAGCTCTCTTAGTCTTTTTAGCATTAGCGCGTTTTGTCTTAGGTCTCACTTGAACACTATATTTTGAAGTTGCTACCTTTACTGTCCCCTGAGAAGATGTGGATCCTTTCTTGTATGTCTTTGATGCTAACTTTAAAAGAGGTTTTCCGAATTTCATATTAGGATTTTTACGCATAGTTTCTTTTACATGAGCTCTCCATGAATTACCTGCCGCTAAAAACTTCGCACTCGCCTTACGCTTCTTTGATTTCTTTGATTTCTTCATAGTCCCCTTTCCCATCTTTGCCCCCACATTGTCATTCATCCACCGACTTGCTATTGGCGCCTGCTCACTTTTTGCGGTGGATTTTTTCTTCATTTCGGCATCCATTTTCCACCGAGAACGCATTGATCCTGGTGGATGATTTGATACCTGCGTCTTTGATGACTTACTTATCGATTTGGGCACAGTGGTGGAGTTTGTCGACTTACTTGACTTACTTGGCTGTTTTGGTTTTGAAGGCATTATTTATTTATACTATAAGTTTAGAAAATTATTTGGGATAAATATAATTTTGAATACAATTGGTAACAAAAAAACAACGGATACGAGAATTCATTATAAATTTTAATATTAAATCATTCAATGCGGTATCATTTATATCACTATGTATATGATGATAATCACCCTTTGCATAATCACTCCGCTTAAAATCTATATTATCTTTTAAAGATAATTTCATATGATTCCATCGTTTTATAATATGATTCCATACATTTTTTAATTTAAATTCATCTATACCAGATAAATAATCATAATAGATATTTTCTGGTAAATTATATTCTTTTAATAAGTCTAAAAAATTATAATTAGTGTCTCTTAAGGGTGGATCTATTCTTTTAATTAATAATTCTGGATCTATTTTTAAACAATTCATTAAAAATAAAGATATAAATAAAATTGATATTAAACTTAATATAATTCATGACTGTGATCAAATGTGTTACTTTCCTCAACTACATCCGCATTTAGATTTATTTCCGTTTTATAAATATCTGGTTTGTTAAAGAAATCTTCATTGAACCGCAATGATAAATTATACAATAAATAATAACAATGTTTATATATCTTTTTACATAATTGACCTATTCTATTTGATAATTTATTCGCTTCAAAGCGATTATATTTTAAAGCATGATTATAATTTTCTTCTGGCACAGATAGTGTTATCGCTTGAAATAAATTTAATGATTTTTTTAAATATAATTGTGCATTCTCAAAATATTGTTTCGGATGAGAAATATCGTCTTTTTCCAAATCATGAACAGTATACATAAACATTTTAATATAATCATATCCTAAATCATATGATTGTGGATTATATTTCCTAAAACGTCTCATCTTATGTAAATATTTATCTAAATCCTCACTGAAATGAATTTCATGCTTAACTCTACGATTATCTTCTATAACTCTCTCTACCTTTGATTCTTTATCTTTAATATCATCAAATGTATTTAGTATATTTTTATAATTCACAAAAACAAACAATAGTATACTGATTATAAATATTACGTTTGTTTCAAGATATCTTGTTGCTAACACTAATATTACAGAAAATATTAATAAAAATTTTATATTTGGTTGAACAATAGTCTTTAAAAAATTAGTAGTATCAATACTGTCTATCATATTAATATATATAAAAAGAAAATTTAAATTAAAATCTGAATTTAAGATGTTGTAATATTTACTAAATAAATTATCATTGATAAAAATACCAATAAGATACCAATATATAATATATTTTGATCTTCTCTCATGAATAATATGATTGCTATTAAATGAACTTTGATTCTTTGATACATATTTTTTTCATCATCATAAACATTTTCCATAACTTCTGCTGCATAATATGCTTTCGTGTATCCGTCGAACGAAAATGTTAAAAAATTGACTAATTTATTCATAATATCACCCAATGATTCATCTAAAATAGTTTTTGGTTTTAATGAATGGTCTTTTTCATGTATTTTCTTTATCTGATGCAATTCATGATTACTTAAATCCTTGAAATGTTTATTATTTATTTCTAAACCAGCACTACTCATTTGAGGTCGTGTTTCCCGGGTTATATCTCTCATATGTTGATTTAAAATAATATCTGTGCCATCTTCATCACCTGTTTGAACGGGTGAATTCTCTCTTTGTAAAGCTTGTCTGATTCTATTTAATTCATCATCTATTTCTTGATTTTTAGCCCCCATTTGAGCATTGAGTGTGTTTGTTAATTCAATAGTAAGTTGTTCTTTTAATTCTTCTAATTGGTCACTATTCGCCATATCTATTATATACAATTATATTTTTAAAAATATAAGATTTAATTGTAAATAAAAAAAATAAGATTAAATAAATTACTTACAACCAGCACATATTTTACAATAATATTTATTAAATCCCAATACATCGTAGATTAAATGAATAGAAAACCCAGTCACAAATAATAATGTTAATGGATTATTAATTTTAAAAACATGTTGAATACCAAAACCAAGAACAACTATTGATAAAGCAACAATAAATGCCTCAATTAATATTTTACAAGGATAATTCATTTTATATAATATATAATAATATATTATATTATTATATATTAATGATAAAAGATTTAACTTTTCTACATTTCTTAACAGCATCAGTTGTCATAGAATTATTTATGTTAATATTATTTAGATTCACTAAGGGTCCTTTCGCAGGGATAGCTATTAATAAATGGTATGATAATTTAGGGTGGTCCGCTGTAATATTAGACATTTTATCAGTGTTAATAGGATTTTATATTGCTAAGTTTATTTATGAATATTTAGTAAAAGAAAAATATATAAATAGTGACTATGAACTATATAAATTTTTAGGTTTAGTTCTTTTAGTACAAATCATTCATGATTTCTCATTTTATCTATTTGCTATAAAACCCTATCCTAAAAATAAAAATCGTATAATGGATGAATTTAAAAGTTATGCTGAAAGCGCGAAAACAAAGGCTGTAATGGGGGATTCATTTATGTATCTATTAGCAACTCCTTTGTTGTATCTTTTCATACAAAAAAATAATATAAATACAAATACTTTTATCTCAATACTATGCTTTTATTGTATAGGATATTTAATCTATCAAAAACCTAAGATAAGTATGAAATAATATGAACATTACCTAACATCATACGCCGACAACAATATTTATGTAAATTTAATTCATCTAATACCTTTCCTTCAATACTCTTTTCTGGTTTCGGATTTTTTACATCAATATATTTTAATTCAAGTGAATCTTCCTCTGGATTTACCGAACCATTCATATCATTCTTATCACTTTGAACGGCTGAAATATAAGGGATCCATTTATCAGCAAGGACTTCTCCACATGTATAACAACGGGGTGGAATTAACATATTATATTTTACTTTAATTAATATAATAATTTTTAAATCAAATTTAATAAAAAATTAAATATTTAATGAATGGTAATTAAAAGTTTTAATGAATAGATTTAATGAATAGATTTAATGAATAGATTTAATGAATAGATTTAATGACCTGATGTTTCAAATCTCGTACAATAAGCATTATCTTGTCTAAAACACATCATGCGTGTGCAAGCACCGAGTTGACCATTTCTCACCTGACAAGTATTACATCCATCATACCAAGTAGCACATGATTGAGGAATAGTATTTGAATTACTTGTTGGTGGACCAATATCAAATACGATACCTTCTTGTTTCCACGAAAGATTATCTTTATTACAATTATTAACACAATTTGTCTTACCTTGAGCATTTAAGGTTAATTGAGTAGTTCTTGTATTTGGGATGGTAATCTGTGCTATAATATATTCATCGCCATCTACAACATTTATTTCAGGGTTCATTGTAAATACTGCTCCATTTGTAGTATGAATACCCGAGTTTTCAGACCACGTTGAAAAATCAATACCAACAGTTGAAACTTCATTTCTCGTATTTCCATCTATAATACCAATAGTTAACCAACTATCATATTGAGCATCAGGATCAATATTTAAGATAGCAGGCAATACACCACCAATATTACTATTAAAATTAATAATACTTTGATAAGCCGGTGGAATAATCATTGGCTTAGGGGAACCCTGGTCATCGCCATAAATGGCGTAAATATTTTTTACATCAGAATTCTTGACGATTAATGATAAACGATAAGTTGAATATCCATCTAAACCATTTTCACCACAATCAGTTACTTCAGTTATTTTAGGACATACAAATTCATTGTCACAATCTTGATAAGGGATACTACACGAATGAATATCACCTTGACATAAATCATCTCTTGCTAAAATACCATTATTCATACAATCACTTAATACAGTTGTAGTATCTTTAAAATCACAATTATGACAATCACTATTACATTCATGGTAAACTGTCATTTGGTTAATAGAGCAAGTATTTAAGAATGGATTAATTACTGGGGGCATAGGTGTCGGAACAGATGGGCTGGACACAAAATGTGGCGGCATCTGCGCCTGTGGCGGCATCTGCGCCTGTGGCGGCATAGGATCTACTACTATCATGGGTTCATTGCATCTACATGTATTACAACCATTACTATCTTGAATCATACCATTTTCACAATACATCATACACATAACTTCTGGACAAGGGTGTTGGATTAAAGGAATACTAATTGGTGCTTCTACATCACAGTTTAAGGGGCATGCGATATTAATACCCGTCCTCTGCTGATTTAAACAGTCTTCGCAAGAAACATAATGATCCTTGCAAGGTGTGATCCAACTACGAATACAACTTTGAGAAGATTCACACCATGAATAACCAGCCGAAATTAAACAATCATTATCATCACGAGAACCACCAACTAGTGGTTGAGAATAGACATTAGCGAACATTAGAGCAGCCGAAATTATCTTAAACATTTTATATCTAAAGTTAATATTTTAATTTTAAATAAGTATCAAATTTATAATATATGTTACAGATATATAAATATATTGAGTCATTCTCCAAAGAAAAAAAAGAAAAAAATTTAATACTTGAACCACTCTCTGTAATATTTAGATTAGCACTTTTACAATATAAAGATAGAGGGACAAAAATATCAATTCGCGATAATAGTATTCAATTTCAACTCCCTACATATGATCAAGGATTAATAAGAATGATAGAGGGGGATGCTAGAGAAGATTTACATAATTTATATCATCCTTTATTAAAATGTATAGAATGGTATCCATATGAAAGCTATCAATTTATTTATGATGAATGTATCAAAGGTATAAATATACTAAATAGTAATTATGATAGTAATAGTACTATTAAACATACATTAAATCATTATATAGACATCATTACAAATATTGATAAAAGTAAAGAAAAGGTTGAAATAAATCCTGTAATTGATTCATTAAAAGAAATATGGACTCATTCCGAAATACAATCTGCTATTTCATTATTAAAATTAATCCATGAAGATATAAATAGAGATATTTATTTAGATTCATTAGAATTAATACTTCATAATAAAGAAAAATTTATTAATGAATATTTATATCGCATTTCGACAGAATATTAATATATATATATATATATATAAATGCCTATTGGACTCAGTGATTTTAAAGATTTATTAGAAGCATATTTTTTAATTAAAAATGCCCCAGATGAGGGTGATAAAAAAAGTAAATTAGATGATATTAAAATTGAAATTTATGATAGTTATTTGAATGAAGATTTTGGAGATGAACGGGAAAGACCTCCAAATGTAAGTGCTGCTGAATCTAAAGTTATGAAAGAATTTTTTATGGAAGTTGATAAATTCGAAAAAAAATATATTGAATCAGCACAAATTACACCATTTGAAATGGCTAAAGAATCAAATGGTCATGCTTTAGCTTGCGGTATAGAATTCACGCAAAATTTTAAAAGATTCGTTCTTTTAAAAGGTGAAATATATGAGGAATTATTAAGGGCTTCTAAAAAGAAATCTAAAAAGAAGAAATCTAAGAAGAAGAAATCTAAGAAGAAGAAATCTAAAAAGAAGAAATCTAAGAAAAGAAAATCTAAATAAATTTGATTAAGATATTCTTAATAAAATAACAACACTTAATATCACGCTATCCGAACTATGAACCCATGCGAGTTCATATTTTATCTTTTCTTATTCGTTTATAGTTTATTGTATTTCAGAGATTTATATGAAACAGATATAAATACTTATTATTTAGTGACTGCTCTTCTTTAGTTAAAGACACAATGAGTATATTTAATTAGGTTCTATATGGGTATCCCCGTTTATTTCAAAACATTAATTTCAGATTATGGTGACACTATTTTACATAAAGACTTATATGATGATATTAATCATCTTTTTTTTGATCTAAATTGTTTGATTCATCCTTGTGCGAGAGGATTATTTAACGAAACCGAAATCATAAATAAAATATTAAATGAAATTGATAAATTAATACTATATACTGGGGTCAAGGATTTAATATATATTGCGATTGATGGTATTGCCCCTAAAATGAAAATGAAACAACAACAAATGAGAAGACATAAATCCGCATTAGAAAGAAAATATAATACAGAATCTTATTGGAATACAAATGCGATTTCACCCGGAACTAAATTTATGAAAAAACTGAATCTTTCATTGAAAAAATATATTAAAAAATATAAAAATATTATTCTTGATGATAGTGATAACAGGGGTGAGGGAGAACATAAAATTTTACATTATATATTAAATAATGATCTGAAAGGTAAAATATGTATTTATGGTTTAGATGCCGATTTAATACAATTATCCCTTGTATCTCATAAATCAAATATAGTCTTACTCAGAGAAACTACTGATTATAATATTGAAAATACTGATAATGAATATATTTATTTAAAAATAGATATATTAAAAAAACATTTAATCGAATCATTTCATTTAAAACGAATCGTAAAAGAATCTATTATCCTTGATGATTATATATTCATGTGTTTCTTATTGGGAAATGATTTTATGAATCATATACCATCTTTGAATCTAAGATATGGTGGTCATGATATATTAGTTAATACCTATAGTAAATTACAAGAAAGATATAGTGGTTATTTCAGATTGATTGATAGGAGGCTACCAAATATAATTCATATGACATTTTTCAAAGAATTTATCACAGAGTTATGTAGTCTAGAAAATGATATGATAGGTAAAATTATTATGATTCGGAAAAGACAAAGAGTCAAAATTTCTAATCAATATTATAACGATTACCAAGATTTTAAAAAGTTTATCTTGGAAAATGGTGAAAATGAAAATAAGTTCGGTAGTGGGTGTTTATCGTTGGAAGATATTTATCGCTTTCAATGTAATACTACATCTGATAAGGATACTATTAAAAAGATGATTGAAAATTTACCTATCTTAGAATCAGATAAAGAATTTAAACTTTATAAATCATTAAAATATGATAGTGAAGAATGTAAAGATTATTTAGATACATTAGTTCATACAACTCATTATTATTTTAATGGATGTATCAATTGGAGATATTCCAGCAATGTATCAAAAGGTCCTTTATTAACGCACTTAAGTAAATATATAGGATCTTATAAAATAGATATTGAAAAAGACAATAATGAATATAATAATTTAGAACAATTATCTTATATCTTTCCAAAAGATTCACATCATTTACATGAATATGATATAGTAGGTAAAGAATATAAAATGATGATAGATTTAAATTTTAATCGGTATTTGTGGGAGTGTCATTTAGAATTCATCTAAAAGATAGAATATCATTTAGATTTATCTTCTTTTTATACGTCTCTTAGATGTACGTCTCTTAGATGTACGTCTCTTAGATGTGCGTCTCTTAGATGTGCGTCTCTTAGATGTGTGTCTATTAGATGTACGTCTCTTAGATTTTCTTCTTTTACCACCACCAATGGATGGCGACCCACCAGACTCTTTAGGATTTAACTTGGGCCCACCCAACATCCCAGACGGGGAGAGTACCTTAGATGGGGGCCCACTCGACGCTCTAGGATCTAACTTGGGCTCACTCATCCTCGCAGACGGCGGTGAGATCCCACGCCAATCAATTGGATTGGGATCCATGCGCTCACCCATCCTCGCAGACGGCGCTTCTTGGCCACGCCAATCAATTGGATTGGGATCCATGCGCTCACTCATCCTCGCAGACGGCGCTTCTTGGCCACGCCAATCAATTGGATTGGGATCCATGCGCTCACCCATCCTCGCAGACGGCGCTTCTTGGCCACGCCAATCAATTGGATTGGGATCCATGCGCTCACTCATCCTCGCAGACGGCGCTTCTTGGC